ATCGCCTTCTTTAAGTCCTCAAGACCATTCTTATTCCTATGCCGACAAAGGTACTTGATTGCAGTAGCCTCTAGGTACGGAATGTTATTGTAATAGCAAAACTCTGCCGGCTGTATTGCAAAGCCCTTGTAGTGATTGCCACCGTGTTGGATGTCTAGTACGCTCATTACCAGTCACTCCCTGACATTGTTGATCCGCTTACGTGGTTCTTAGGTGATTTCATATTAGCCCGATCTATTGCACGTTGAGTCATGTATAGATTGCTTAATTTTCTGTCATCAAAATTAATTACCCTAGCACCAGGTATTGTTGGTGTATTTTCGCTAACTTTAGTTTTGTATTTTTTAGGTGATACATACTCTAATGCATCTTCGTAGCTCATTAGCTTGGTAGTAACAAAGCTGTAATATTTACGTGTTCCGGTGTCATTAACAACAATGCTCTTCATAAAGCCTCTAGCCATTAAACTCTTGATCGTATTAGATGCAGTATTCTTGTCATCATCTAATTGCTGCTTCATGTCTGTTAAGGTCTTTGGTAGTACGCAAAATTCTAGGTAGACGTTATATCTAGCAACCATCTCTTTTGCCATTCTGTCTAGCTTGGCTTCTTGTTGTGCGTACGAGTCTGCTAGTTTTTTATCTCTGTATGCTTGCTCTGCTGCCTTGGCTTCTTCTTGGGTCTTGTAGTCACCTATATGGATAATCTGACAGTCTGAATCCCTAGCTGTTACTACCCATGCATCTACTTTCTTACGAAAGACAATCATAATAAACCTTTCTCAATTAATCTTAACTGCGTTTCAATAACACCTTCTAGGTGCGATAACTTTAATTCATCTCTTGTGTGATTAGTTCTTACTCTACCATCTATAGCATCATGGCATCCAGAGCAACAATACGCACCATGTAGATCGTTTACTTTCTGACCAGTACCGTGTCCATATCTAATACCATTTAAATGCGCCAAAACGGTTGTTTCCGGATTGCCATTGCAGTAGCCAATAATTCTGACCGTGCAGTTCTCGCCTTTAGCTGATTGTGTGATTTTACTCATTGAATACAAACCCTACAGTTCCAGCCCATATCTCAACATGACGCTGATAGTCTGCCATCTCTGCGGTAGATAGTTTAGTCGTACTCTTAATGACTTCAATTGTTTCGCCATTGACTACAGACTGACTGCGTAGGAACTTCCAACCCATCAGCTCATGTATTTTGTCTGGTGACTCGCCAATATACTCGCCAAGCGCACCATATAGCTTCCATAAGCGTGAGTTTTGTTCTAGGTTACGTGTGTGTGACTTTATTGTTACGTTAGCAACATAACCCTGTGATAAATCTAGTGCCTTAATCTTTTCAAACAAGTAAGGCAAATTGCTTGTACTGATATTAAAATTCTTAACTTCCATTTTTAAACATATCCTTTATTTTTTGTCTTGACTCCGTAGAAGTCGTGACTTTCACCGTTTCAATTTTTTCTGACTTAATTTCACCAGTAAATACTCTTACACCATCAGTTGCACGAAACTTACCTGTGAAGCCGGCAGCTTTCATACGCTTAATCCATTCGTTACATGAAACTTCAGTCACTAAACACAGCCTTTACTAAAATGTCCATGTAAGCAGGAATCGTAAACTTGCCAGACTCGTACTTAGCAATGCTATCCCTAGTCTTAAACAACTTAGTGCCAAACTCTTTCTGTGATAAACCTGTTTTGCTGCGTAGTTCTTTTAACTCTGTGTGCGTCATTAATAATCCTTTCTGTCGTTGATAGAATTATTATATATCACGCTGTATAAAATATGCAACTAATCTTTAGCATTTCGTTTGGCTGCTTCCAATGTGTCGTAATAGCCTAAGTTTTTATTGCGATGACTAAGACCATACTTGATGCCGTTAGGTGAGAAGTATTTAGCTATAGTCCATGAGCCAGAGCTTATGTGATACTTGTCTTGTTCAGTCCATTTCATGCGTATTTCTCTTTTAGTTTAAGTACAGCATCGTGCAATGTAATGCGTGAGTTTGGTTCGTGCCATTGTTTTTTCCATCTGTATTTAGATACAAGCGAGTTACCTAGGTCAATCTCATCGTGGTCTATGTGTGATGTTAAAAATACAAATGACTGTTTTCCTGTTTCATAACACATATCGCAAAGTCTTTCTAATGCAAGTTGCTGACCAAATGGCATTTGTGCATCTAAGTATTTTGTTTCAATAAATATGTACAGCTTATTATTAAACTCCATGAATGCATCTAAATCCATTGGAGTTATCTTGCCAAATGTCATGTTGTCAAAATTGACAATGCTTCTCATGTGTTCACGATTGCGTATCATAATGTTCACCTAGCACTTCTTTTGCAGCAATAACTGAAGTTTCTGGAAAGTTCTTTGGGTTTCGTAAGATACGTTTAGCCCAAGCATGATAGTCTGTCTTAGGCTTAATTCTTTCGTGAATAAACAAAGCTAACTTGTCTGCATGAGCCTTGTTGTCTTCATGGCTTACTGGTGCTGGTAATGCTTGGTAGATTGGTTCTTTAGGTCTGCACAGTCCTAGTATGTCGTGTGGTGTAGGTGGTTTGCTTGAACTGTCTACCCATTGGCTAACTGCTTTCTCTACTACGCTGTACTCGTACTTAGATAGCAAGTTCCACCAAGTTAAGATAGCCTCTTTAGTTAATGGCGGTTTGTTAGTAAGTTCCATTGCTACGTTTAACATTCCCCAAAACTGCTTTTTATTAGAATCATTCATTTGCAATCCTTTCTAGTGTAGGAGCTGACTCTAGCCAGTCATTGAATTGTGCATCAGATACAAAGCCGTAGCCTTTCATTGGCTTAACAGATTTATCCTTAACCCAATCAGCGTTAAACCCTGTCCAACCTTTCTCGCAGCATAAAGTAATTGCTTGTTCTGGTGTAATGCCAGCCAATACAGCTTGATTGCATATTGCTGTATACATACGTTCAGTAAATGGTGCAGCTCTTTTACTTTTTCTTATAGCTTGATACTCAGTAAATAATTCCGCAGGAATTGGTGGTATGTATTTGTTTAATGGTTTATGTTTAGTGGTTATTGTTTCTTGTTTAGCATTAGCCTTTGGTACACCCCCTGATAGCCCCCCTATTACCTCGCTATCACCATCCTTTGACCACCTTTTAGCAGCCCCACGTTTACCAGCTTCACTAAATGCTTGGTATTGTTCAATTTCTTTATTAGCACGATGATTTATCCAACCATCATCAGTCAAAGTAAAAAATTCTGACAACACGCTTTCAACGTCAGACAAATACTCTTTGTTTAAGCAAAGTAGTCTAGTAATTTTTATTAAATCATTTTGTATTGGTAGCTCATGTAGGTAATAAAAGTCTAATAACCTACGGTAGCAAATATCCTCGGTAGGCGATAAATGCTTTGTGTGGCTCTGATAGTCACCAATGTTAAATTGGTAGTAATGCATTTGGTTTCTCCAAAAAAAAACCTTAGACAACACTCTCATCTTTTTTAGGGATGTTGACGGACTGGTGGGTACCAGCAGAGTGTTGACTAAGGCTTACCCAATGTTCACCGTCAAGTGATAGTGCTACTCTAAACTAATCTTTCCTTTCTTGCAAGTAATTTGTTATTGCAGTTTTGGCTTCATCAAATCCGTAGCATACAACCGGCAAGTAGTCCATTGAACTAGCTGCTGCCATAAACTCTTTCTGGCTATCTGATACGCTGCCGGTCTTTGCCTTCATCTCTATCCACATACCGTGATAACCATTTTTTGGAATCATTAGAAAAAGGTCGCTGACACCTGGTGTAAATCCTTCCGACTTCATTGCATTCATTTTAATTGCTCTTAACCTTGCATCGCCAGCTAAGTGTGCGCCATTTGGAATTGCAAATAAGTGTAACTTAAATTTAGGGAAAGCCAGTCTAAACCAGCTTACTAATGCTACCTGCTCTTGGTGTTCTGATATTTTCATAATTATTTTCACTAAATGTATAAATAATGCTTGCATTGCTAATTATTGTATGCCATTATTACACATCGCAGCAAATTATGCGATTAACTAATAGAAACGGTGGAGATAAAAATGTACACAATCAAATCTACAAAATTCCCAAAACAAAAATGGGACATCCTAGAAAACGGTAAAGTTGTCAACTCTACCTACAATTCCTACAAACTAGCTTGCGCCTTACTTAACCAATACCAAATGGTTGAGAAGGTATACACACGAGTTGCTGAGATAGAAGCATCTGTTTGTTTGTTTAAAGCTAAATGTGACCGTGAAACAAGGGAGGCTCGCAATGCTACCAGATAACTCAGCAGATAACCTACGTGATGACATCCTTGATTTAATCATCACCCAGATTCAAGCGATGCGTAAAGACTTTGAAGAGCTAGAA